CTCTAGTGCTATTCTAAACACATATCTATTGAACTATAACTATGCAGGTGGTTTAGCAATGTATGATATGTATGCCGGATACATTGAATTAGCCGCACGTATGTTTGGTGGATATGTTATCTACACTTTCAATAACGTAACCAAAGAAATCAAATTAGTACGTAATATCAAGGGTGATGGGGAACAAATTCTAATTTGGGCTGATATTCAAAAGCCAGAATCAACATTATTACTAGATCCAGGTTCAAGTGTATGGATTGGTGATTGGACTTTAAGTGTGCTAAAAGGCACATTAGGTGAGGCACGTGAAAAATTTGGATCAATTGCAGGGCCGGGCGGTGGTACCACATTGAACGGTGCGGCACTAAAAGCTGAAGGTGCAAAAATGCAAGAAACATTATTGGAAGACTTGAAGCGTTATGTAGATTATAGTCAACCACTGACTTGGGTACAAGGTTAACCTAAACATTGACTTTTACACACTCCTGTAGTATACTATGTGCTACAGGAGTTTTTCTTTATGATTATAGGTGTAACAGGTTTCATTGGTAGCGGCAAAGATACTGTCGCTAATTATCTCACTACATTTCACGGTTTTAAGAAGTTAAGTTTTGCAGGATCACTAAAAGATGCCGTAGCAAACGTGTTCGGTTGGGATAGGGATATGTTAGAAGGTACTACTAAGTCTAGCCGAGAGTGGCGAGAAACAGTGGATACTTGGTGGGCGGAACGGTTGAACATCCCGCATCTTACTCCTAGATGGGTATTACAATACTGGGGAACAGAAGTTTGCCGTAACGGTTTTCATAATGATATCTGGGTTGCAAGTATTCAGAACAAGTTAAGACAGTCAAAGGATGATATAGTGATTACTGATTGTCGCTTTGCTAACGAAGTCCTTGCAATCAAGGATGTAGGTGGAATAACTGTTAGGGTTGAACGTGGTCCTCGGCCCGATTGGTACGATGTAGCTAAAGCATTTAATGCTGGTACAGTAAGTAAAGATGCATTAGATAAGTTCAATATTCACGCAAGTGAATACTCTAGTGTTGGATTAGTCTATGACCATTGGTTAGACAATAATAAGACTATTGACGACTTACACAATCAAGTTGAGAAGTTAGTCAACCTCTAAGTCGCCTCTTTTCCAAATAACTTCCTTTTTCTTTACTACTTCAACACAGTTTAAACAAATTGTTCGTAGGTTAGTGAAGTCGGTGTTTTCTAATTTGCCGTCTATGTGAAACACTGTTGTTTGCGTAGGAAAAATACTTTTGAACCCACATAGATCACATGTGGGTTTTTTCTTATAGCCAGCAGTTTTCCATGTTGGTGTTCGTGCTGACAATTTGTTTTTCTTTCTACCGCACTCGTCACACATCTTTCTATAGTGTGTTACTCCTGAACGAATGTAGTTTATAGCGCATGTGTTCTTGTTACATGTATGGCATATAGGTCTCATACTCTATTTAGCTCAAATAACCTTCGAAGGCATGGTTATTGGGGCTTTTTATGGCATTACTACTAAATATAAACAGATAAGGTAATCCTTACATCAAGTATAACATAAAGGAAATTTAACATGGCACTAGTATCACCAGGCGTAGAAGTAACAGTAATTGACCAAAGTCAATATTTACCATCTGCCTCAAGCTCAGTCCCGTTGATTGTTTTGGCTACTGCACAAAGTAAAGCAAATGCAGCCGGTACAGCAATTGCGGCCGCAACAACAAAATCTACAGCTAGCAAGTTGTATCAAGTAACAAGTCAACGTGACTTGGTTACATTATATGGTAATCCATTCTTCTATAAGACAACAAATGGAACTCCTATTCATGGATATGAACTAAATGAATATGGATTGCTAGCCGCTTACTCACTATTAGCATCGACTAATCGTGCTTACATCTTACGTGCAGACATTGATTTAGCTGACTTTGTTGGTTCAATTTCTCGTCCATCAGGTGAGCCTGATAACGGAACATATTGGTTAGATACAACTAACACATCATGGGGTATTTTTGAGTTTAATGCTTCAACTGGTGAGTTTACTAACAAAGTACCATACGTATTAAATGATGCTACATATGTTTCTAGTGATAAACCAAAAGATATCATCGGTAACATTGGAGACTATGCAGTTCTTGCGTATCCTCAAGATTTAACTAAATCTTCATATTTCTTTAAAACACGTTACAACACGTGGGTCGCAGTAGGTAGTAAAGAATGGTTACAGGCAGTTCCTACTGTTACTGGAACAAACTCTAATCCTACATTAAACGGTGGTAATACTTTTACTATCACAATCCCATCTGACATTGATTCTTCAGGAACAGTGTTATCTAAGGGAACTGTAACAGTTGTAGTACCCGGTGCTCCTAATAATACAGTAGATGGAGTGGCAACTGATATTAACAATAAGTATGCGCAATATGTTGAAGCTACTGTAATCTCTGGAAAACTATCAATTGCAGTTACTGCAAATCCAACGGATGAAGTTAAGGTTCCTAGGATCACTATCGCAGCCGGTAGTGGCACAGTATTAGCTGATTTGGGAATTTCTGCTAAAACTTACTATGCACCAACATTTAATATTAATCCTAGTGCTAGAATGCCATTATGGACTGCAAGTCAAACTCAACCTCGACCAACTGGTTCTGTATGGTTGAAGACTTCTACTGCGGGAAATGGGTTGAACATTAACTTATCTAAGTATAATGTTGCAACTGGATCTTACAATACAGTAAATGTACCTTCTTTCAGAACATCTGACCTTGCAACAGCAACCCTAGATAGTTCAGGTGGTGCATCAATTCCTAAAGACACTGTGTTTGCACAAACACAAGAAGTTTATGATCCATCACAAGCAGTTGTCTTATATAAAAGATTAGCTACAGGAGCTACAGTAGTAACAGGTAGTGTGGCATCTCCTACTATTACTGCAAATAATGAAATTAATGTAATTGTTTCTACTCCTGGTTTAGGACCACTAGCTTGGGAGTCACAAGGAACAGTATACACTTTCACTAACAGTGATACTACCTTAGATTCATTTATTACTGACTGGCAAGCGGCACGTATTCCGTTTACTACTATCACGAAAACTACATCTGATACTATACAAATATCTCATACATTAGGTGGACAGATTTATATTAATACTAGAAATTCAACTACTGGTGTCGTGTCTAATATTTTAAGTGATTTGGGTATTATTGCAGGTCAGACTACTGGTGTTCAGAGTACAGGTTACTGGCCATTCTTTAATAATAACGCTACTGTTACTACTGGTGGTTCTGGCTCTGGAGCTGGATTCGGTATTGTTTCAACAAATTTTGCATATTCAATCAACGGTGTATATACCGGTGGCTCTGGCTATGCAGTTGCAGATGAAGTAACAATCTCGGGTAATCAATTAGCAGGAACAAGCCCAGCTAATGACTTAAAATTAACCGTAACTGCTGTATCCGTAAGTGGAGCAATTACTGAAGTGGTAATTAAATCTGGTACACCAGTTAACTATCGCATCACAGAACTTTCAAATTGGGTACCACTAGACTATGTTGCCAACGAGGGAGCACCAGTTGTAATGCCAGCAGATGGCAAACATTGGTTCTATAGCACTCCTACTCAAGTTGACATTATGGTTAAAAAGGGTACACAGTGGCTTGG